CAGCATTGACCACAATGTTCACAGTTTGAGAAGAAGCAACTTCTTGTTTAGGCAAACGCATCATAGATCGCATCTGAGACAACGGCACAATAGCTTCAGCTTGACCACCTTCACCAACAGTCACCATACGGCCACCAGGTGTTGCCGGTACGATACCACCCTGAGCAAGTCGAGGCAAACTTACATGAGCCATACGGCCAATTTGCACGTTGATAGTGCCATTTGTAGCAGTAGCAATACCACGCAATACATCATTCAACCCACCCATAGCGTTGTTAATACCATCACTAAAGAAGTTGATAAACACTTCAAAAATAGTCAACCAAATGTTGACATAACCTTTAAACAAACCAGCTATGGAATCAAACACCACCGTAAACGCTGTAACAACAGCATCCCAACCTTTAGACAAACCATCGACCATGCCGTGCCACATGTCTTGAAACCAGTTAGTTTTAGTAGCAACCCAAACAATAGCCGCAACCAAAGCAGCAATAGCAATAACCACAATAGTAATAGGGTTCAAAGCCAAAATAACGTTCAAAATTGCTTGTGCAATACTCCACAATTCGACTGCACCTTTGACCGCCAACAACACGCCAGCAAACGCCGCAATCGGTTGAATGTTTTGAACGATAAAACCAAACACAGCAGAAAGAATGTCACCCACAACTTTCCACGCCGCACCCATCTGTGTCGTAGGGTCTGTAAGATTTTTGAAAAAGTTTTGAATAGCCGGCACAACACCAACCAACCAAGTAGCAAACTTTTCTAACAAAGGCAACAACGCTGCACCAACAGATTCTTTGATGTTATCCATAGCCAAAGCCAACCGTTGATACGGGTCAGCATTAGCAGCCTTTTCAGCAGAACCAGCAAACGCTTTAGCAATATCTTTTTGCCAGTCAATACCAGCAGCAGAAATGTTGTTCAGTTCCTTTTGTTTATCCGCAACTTTTTGCAACACCTCAGCATGTTTCTTACCAGTAGTACTACCAGCCTCATTCTGAAGTTTATTTAATTCTTTTTGTGCTTTGCCATACGCTTGCGAATTTTTCATCGCATCAGTTTGTTTAATACCAAGCTTGTTCAAAGCCGTAAAGTTACCGTTATACGCTTTACCCAACGCCATCGAAACAACGCCCAAATCTTTACCAGTACCAGCAGACGCTTGCAACGCAATGTTAGACAACTTTGTAGCCGCCGAAACGCTACCAGTAGCCCTAGTCAGTTGAGCAAACGCCGGGCGAATCTTGTCATCAGCAACAGACGACATAGATTCCATAGCCGAAATACTTTTCTCAACACCAGCAATCTGGCCTTTACTAGCATTAGTGGTGTTCTTCAACTGGTTAGCCAACAACGCTTGCGACTTACGATCTTCAGTAGCAGCCTTAGCAGAATCGCTTAGAAACGAACCAATCGCTGCAACACCAATAGTGGCAGTAGCAAGTTTGGCAAAATTCTTTAACGAATTAGACGCATCCGAAACACCCTTGTTATCAAAAACGGATTTTAGTGGAACAATAATCGCCATTAAAAACTCCTATTAACTAGCTTGTAAGCATTGACCAAAATTGTGTTGATAGCGTTTTCCACCGCTGGCAAAGCTTTCTCAACTGCCGGCCACACCAAACGTGACGGTTGCGAACCCAAAGCACGAATCAAAGAAATACCCTGAGTAGTAACTTTGTATTTCATCGTCTTACCGTTACGTTGAAACTCACGCGAATAACCAGGTGTCGCTTTAGAACCCTTACCAATAAACCTGCCAGACTTACCAGCCATATCAACCACAGAAGCAATAGGTGATTTAGTACGCACCGAAACCAAAGAAGTTTCATTACCATGTCTAGAAGAACGTGCACGAAAACTCAACAACGTCGCATCAAACTTAACACCTTGACCAAAACCCATACGGCCTTTACCGCGCATACCAGACAACGGCGTGAAACCAGACAAATTGTTTTTGATAGCACCCTGCAACGGTTTGCCAGCATCCTTAGCATCACGAATCAACTGTGTACGCAAAGTCGGATCAATAGCTTTCAAACGTTTTTGCAGTTCACGCGCATCGGTAACAGACATGCCATTAGCAACTTTTTGTTCCAACGTAATGTTCAACATGTCTAACTCCAATCTTTACAATTCTACCGCCAACAAGAAAAGCCACCCATTGGGCGGCTTCTCTCAATTTGCAGTATTCTTGGCAACCAAATAACGGCTCATAGTAAACAACATTCTTGGTTCAAGTTCCAACAATTCACGAGGGCTGATACCGGTTTCACAAGCCAAACCAGCAATAAACCAATGTGCGCTTGTTTCGCCCAGCCCTTTTATTTTGGGTCAGAATCGCTTGCAGTAATCGACGAAATAGTTTCAACCCATTCATCAAAAACTAATGCAGTAGCTTTAGTGCGCGTTTCAGAAGCCCAAGCTAAAAACAACAAGTGAGTGAACTTTGTTTTCTTTTCAAGTTCTGTAACCGACAAATCAAACTTGGTTTCAAACTTTACTAAGTCAGCCGCCGTGCACAAAACATCTTTAGCGTTGCCGTCTAGGTACTCAATGCGTAGGTTGATTTTCATGGTTATACGGTTCCGCGTGTAACGGTTCCAGCTAGTGGCCATGTAACGCTAAACGCGGCCAAGTCACCAACGGTTGAGTTGATTGGCTGGTAAGCGTTGATAAGTACGACAGCAGTGTACTTAGGGTTTGTTGCCGAAACGGTTCCAGAAGTTGGTACAAGGGTTACCGTACCAATGGTGTTGACAAGCGGCCAAATGGTCGCATCAACTGAACCGGCAGCAAAGTCTTGGTAGAAGTCTAGTTTCACAGAACCAGTTAGCAAACCGCCAACCATAGTTTTGTAAGTGTTACCAAAGCTTGTAGTCTCAACCTCAGCAGAAGAGATGTCAAGGGTAACAGCGTGTAGTGATGAAGTTAGGTCAGTCGCGTTCAAACTGATCTTGTAATCTGTTGCAACAAATTTTGCCATTATGTTTTCCTTTAGTTAGCCCAGACGCTGACTGCAAATTCAGCACCCGAATACGTTGTGTCGCCAAGAGTAATCTGCCCATAGCTGTTCAGATTCGTCACCCGGCAATCACTTGCTTTACCACCGAGTGTCTTATTAGATTCTATCGCTTGTTTGACAGAACGACCACCAGACGATGCGACAAACTCATCAAGTTGTGATTGAGCAACACGGTTATCAGAACGACCCACAATCAAAGTAACAGTAAATTGCCAACTGTCTAAACCGCGCCCAAAGGTTGTGTCATAAGAACCTGAGTTCAACTCAACAATAGCAACTGGTGGGTTAGGTGTTTCGGGTACAACAGCCGCCGCACGCAACCCATAAATAGTTGTTAGGTTATCAATGATACCTTGACGGATTTCAGCAATAGTTGACATTAGGCGTAGTTTCTTACCAAACGATACGGGTCAATAAGTTGTTGAACATCCGGGTCAAGTGAACGGCCGACACGCAACACACCCATGTCACCAAAACCAGCAACACCCAAAGGTGAATCGTTACGTTTGAAAATACGTGCAGCCTGAATGATGGCAGCTTGTTTTACACCAGAAGGTATTGAAGCCCAACCCCACACGCCTACAACACGCACCAAAGCATTTTCACCAATGGTTGGGAACAGGTAACGCCATAACGCCCGAATGCCGGTGTACGGTGTGGTTACACCATCGGCAAAACCATTTAAAGGTTCAAGTTGCCAGTCACCAATTTCCCAATTCACATCAAACGAACCATTAGAGTTCACCGCTGTGGTCAAAGTAGTCAAAGACTGCAAATCATTAATAGGGCAATAATACGCATCTTGTGCAGAGAAGTACCGTGTCGCTGTACCCATGTTGTAAAACACGCGTGCACAATAAGTGTCAATCAAACGTGAAGCCGATTCGACAGCCAACTCAATCAGAGAATCATCAACTGTGTCAGAGATACGCAAAGAAGCTTTAACATCTGCCAGGGTGCAGTAACCGTTAGTAATAGCCATACAACAAGTTTACCTTGACAAACGTTGTTTGATTTCAGTTGAGCTGATACCAGTCGTGTACGGCAAATACATTAACCCAATGCCGCGTTCATCCAACCAGTCTTGTGTAAAACCCATTTGTTTGTGATAGTCGCGTCGCGCCAATCAGAACCAATAACAATCAGATCAGGTTCAACCAAATCAATAGTCGGTTTAGAATCCGCACCACCACTATTAGGTACAACAAAAGTCACATACTTGCAAGCTTCTAAAACACTGGCACGTTCGCCGTAAGACATTACAGGCGGTTTGCCTTTATACGTTTCAATAAATTCATCGGTATTCAAAGAAACCCACACATTACCAAAAGTTGCACAACGTTTCAAAAACTCAACATGGCCGGCATGAAACAAATCGAACGTACCACCAGTGTAAATCAATCCCATCGGTTCAACCGTCTAGTTTGCAACGACCAACTACCCTGGCTAAAATCATTATTTTTTATTTTGCTCTCATAATAAGAATGGTTGCGGCCAAACGTCACATCGTTTATACGGTGAAAACCTAAAGCCAAAGTAGAACTATTGTCATGGTGAACCATCGCATCAATGTAACAAACAACCAAACCAGCGTTCAAATAACGGCGTTCATAATCGTTATCTTCAAAATAGATTGGGTAAAAGTTTTCATCAAACAAACCAACAGCTTCAATAGCGCCCTCACCAAAAACAACACACGACCATTTAGGCGAAATTTCTACAAAGTTCAAAGCCGAGGTATCAACTTTGTTTGCAATGCGAGCCAACGCACCGGGTTCAAACCATGCATCATCATTGACCAAAACCCAATAAGGCACATAAGGTGTTGACTTGATAATCAGATTCCATGCACCACCAAAACCCAAACCAAACGGGATTCTTAACACCCACATCTTTTCAACCAAATCAGGTTTGACCGGTTCCCAAGTTTGTGTACCCGAATTATCCACGATAACCAAATGTTCAACAGGGTAATCGATTGACGCTAATAAACGGTCAGCTAAATCAAACCGTTTCAAAGTAGCAAAACCCAGTACAGGAATCATTTCAACAACTTCTCTAATGCTGGTTTCCATTGACGTTGATAAACCGTCTCAGCTTTATACTGTGCCACATGATCTATAGAAACTTGTGACCGCCCACGCCCACGCGCATAAGCTTGCTCCAACGCATCAACAATGCCAGGCACACTAGGTATGTTGAAAAACGATGACTGGCCAGCATCAAACAACGGTTGCCCTTCAACAAGCCAACCATCTTCCGAAACAAGTTCAGCAGTGGCAGCAAAGTTAGAACCAATGACTGGCGTGCCA